GGGATACCTAGGTAGTAAGACATATAAGTTTCTTGATTAGCCTTCGATAACAGGAACTCCCTAGTAATCTTAGGCTCAATAGTAAAGTCAAGCATTACTAGGGAGTATTAGTTATTAAAGATTTGCTAAATCGAATTCTTCGTCATTTTTCTCTTGTTCATCTGCGATGTCACCAAGATCATCCTTCTTGTCCATATCAGTTGGCTTGCTGCCAAGATACTCGGCTCTTTTACCCTCCTCATAATCAGAGAAGAATAACTTGCTGCCAATATAGTTATCAGCAACGAAAGCCTCTCCCTCCTTGTTGATACCAAGGATACGAGGAATCTCAGCTACTACCTTACCATCACGGTTACGACCAATAAGCTTAAGCTTAGTCTCGCAACCCTTGACCTCATCTGTTATCTTGATAAGAGCCTTTGCTACGTCGTCAAAGCTCTTGAATTGAGAGCTGGCTTTTTGCATTCTCTCGAAACCCTTTGGATTAAGAATCATAGCAGTCTGCTTAACGATTGCCATGAGAGTCTCGAAGTTAGAAGGCATCTCAACCTTGCCACCATTCTTGCCGTCATATGAATGACGCTCGTCATCACCCTCCTTTGGGAAGAAGTTAGTTACAGAGAATACTCCGTCCTCATTCTCAAAGTTAATAGCGAGTACTTTATAGTGTGCAGAAGGATCCTTCTTACCATTAAACTCACGAATCTCACAACCTGTGAACTTTACATCATAAATGTTCCAAGGCTTCAACTGAATTCTAGTGTTTCTTACAACTGGTTTCTCGTCAATACCAAAATTAAATGCCATAATTATTAGAGATTAAAATCAAAATTTCCTAATTCTTTGTCATCTACGTTGTCTAAATCATCTAAACTAGGAACTTCTAGTTCTGATTCTATATCTACTAATTCTTTCGGAGCCTCTGGCTCTTTAGGATTCTTGTCTCCTACCATATAGAAGATACCTTCCTCCTCTGTTGGTTCAAGTCTAAACACTGTACCATAAGCTGCTAACTTATCATTAGCTGCACCACGATAACTTACTGTGTTTGTCTTAGTTAACTTATTACCTGCTTTAGTTCCGAAAGCCGCATCAGTACCAATCACTGGTACGAGCTTTTTGTCCTTCTTCTTATACTTGATGTCTATACGACAGTCTTCACACGGATCGAGTGCTTCAACTGCTCCCTTAGTTAAAACTAACTTGTTAGCCTCAAGCGTAATCAGAGGCTCTGGATTTTCATCTACCTTAGAAGTTGTCTTCTTGGCGGTAGATGACTTGCTGGTAGACTTACCAGCAGAGTCAACTGTTATTTCTTCCTTGCCAATAAACTTTATCTCGCCTGTAGTCTCATCGACTTCATAGTGCATTAAAATGTCTAATTTCATTACTCGCCCTCATTATAAGCATCAATAACCTTAATAATCTCAGCTAAATCATTGTCGATCTCCATTTCATCAAACATACCGAAAGATGTCTTTGCAATACAAGTACCATCACTATTAGTTAATAGCTTATACTGCATCTTACCGTCGTCACCTTCAGTAACCTTAGTAAAGAAGATATAAGTGAATAGACCTTCCAAAGTTACCTTCTCAGCAAGAAGCTTTCCTACAGTCTTAATGACATACTTAGGATTCATAGCGTCTCCAACATTCTCAGAGTGAGTTAAGAAGATCATTTTACAATCATCTCTCATTTGCTCTGAATATCTTAATATCTCCATAGCATGTTGAGCTAATTCACTAAACTTGGTATAACCAACTTCAGTTGCTCTATCTACGAATTCATAAGATAATACATATTGGAAATCATCTATTACTACTTGCTTGATGTGAGGCATCTTGAGATTAACAATCTTGAGTATCTTTATGATTGCGTCCCATTTAGAACTTACATAATAGTTACCCTTCCAGTTGCCTTCAGCATCTTTAGTGATTGGTGTATACTTCTTCTTCCAAGCACGGAATGGAAGTGGTTTACCAGTAGTTGATATAATGAATGTCTCCTCTGGGTTGAGGTTTCTTAAAGCGGTACTCTTACCAGTACCAGATTCTCCTACAAGTGCAATTGTCTCTGCAGCCATATTATAAAACAAAATCAAAGTTATTAGTTGATGTCTCATCTACTTGATTAACTTCATCTTCTTTTTCTAATAGGTAATTAGCGTCAGTATAACGTTGATAATCATATATTTCATCAGGCTTTGGAAGCTCGTGAAATAAATTAATTGCTCCGAAGAAATTACAACCAATCTCTACATCACAATCACCATATCTATTCTTTAGTACCATAATACTTCGGAAATTAGATTGTAAGATTTCAATATTATACTTCTTATACGTCTTTAAACCATCTCTGTAAGGATTATATATTGCTATCATCACATTACAGTCTTGAACAGTGTTACCTGAATCTTTTGCATCATTAATAGTAAATGCACTCTTACCTTGTTTAAATCTTTCTATATTACCTTGCTCTCTATTAGCTTGCTGTATCACTACAGGACTAATGAGACACTTCTCTCTCAAAGTTACCAGATACGCAGATAACGTATCAATCTCCGCTTTAAGGTTACCAGAAGTTGGTTTAATTAGACCAATATGGTCAAAGACTACTACATAGATTAAGTTAGGATTATCTGGAATATAGATTTGTCGAGTTTCAGTTTCCTCGAACTTACCTATTGCCTCAAGTCGTGTCTTGAGAATTGCATAGGCTCTCTTAGCATTAAGAGATTTATCATAAATTTCCAGTTTCTTACTAACTTTCTCTATCCAAGGTAGACACTCCAATATAAGATTGTAGTGTTCATCAGATAAAACATATTCACGTTTTCTAGATAAGATTTCCTTATAAGACAACTCAATTCCATAAGTCTCGAAGATATAAATAGAGAGCAATTTGATATACAAACTGACCTCATTCATCTCCATAGAGAAATAAAGTACCTTAAAGTTATCATCCTCTAGATGTTCCATTATTGGTTTATAAACATAAGAATATAAAGCGAAAGAAGTCTTACCTGCACCTGAATTACTAATGATTAGAGTATAAGTTTCCTTAGTGACTCCATCAATAACTCCTTCAAGTTTGGGAAGACCCATTGATATGCCATGATTAAGACCTAATCTACCTCTATCTACTTCACCACGGATTTTCTCCGCAATTGTCATAGCATGGTAGTGTTAGAGTTCATCATAACACCATCTTTGGAAATAGCTTCCATATTCAACCAATCATTATCGACAATGAAATCGCCAAGATTGGTAAATTGATAACCATTTTCTTTTCCTTGCTCTACAAGTTCAATAACTCTTGCATGAGTCTCAGGTTTCCACCTGATAGCTTTTCCATACGCTCTATAAGCGTCTTCAAGAGAATCAAACTTCTTGCTAATTCGTCTAAGTTTATACTCAATACCGTTAACAACAGTAGAAAGAGGATATGCTTTGAACAATTCCTCTCCCATCTCAAAAGAACTTTTGTGATAATCCTTCACTAAGTTCTTATTAATGGGTACTGCAAATATGTCAAACTTCTGTCCCTTCTCAGGGATTTTATAAGTCTTGAGTATAACTCCTGCATCTTGCAAACCTTGCAACAGATCTATCGTGCTACCACGAGCACACATACGAGATTTAAAATATGATTGGACTAACTCAGGGTCATCATCTTCCTGAGCTATAAGAATAATTTCCAGTAGTAACAACTCACTTGGGTTGATACCATATTTTTCACAAAATGCGAGTTGTGTTTCTAAATTCCTCACGCGTATAGATTTAAAATTGATTAGTAACTAATCTCTCTATACACCGAAGAGGTTTTGGTCGCGATGACGTTTAATCCTCGGTTACGTGGGTTTCCTCCTCAGTAGGCTCTTCTTCTAACTCCACTTTGACATCGAGAGGATACTCAAGGTCATGGATTTTCTGCTCTAAACCTTTAACCTGTGTCTTAAGAAGTTCATTCTCCTTCTCAGCAGCAGCAAGTTTCTTTTCAGCAGCTTTGAGCTTACGATTGAGTATGGATTTCATCTCATTATATTCCTTTTTAGTATAATAAGTCTCCATAATTTAAAATCGATAAGTGTAATTTTTCAGTTTCTTTGTGTAAGTTTCATACGGCTCTCCGTTGAGAACCTTAATTAGATTTTCAGAATCAATTTTAATAATGTTAGTATCGTTTTTATGAGAGTTCTGCCACCATTTACTTTCAATTGTGTCATTAACTACAAGGGTAAAATATTCAGCGACTTTATTCCCTTCCTTTCTTATAACACGTCCTCTTGTCTGTTGTGCTTTCGTCTCACTTGAATTTACTCCTAACATTATTCCGACTGATAACCCTGGAATATCCATACCAGCTTCAGCAAGCTTACAGGTATTTAAAACACCGCTTTTCATAGCAGAAAACTCATTAAGAGTTATTCGGTTTTTAGCTTTACCTTCTTTACCAGTATAGACATATCCGACTCCGATAGATTCAGCAACTTTAGTATTAGCTGAAAAAGTGACAATTTTACTATCAGGTCTATGCTTAATAATCTCTTGGGCTAGTCGGATCTTTTCTGGGTGCTCATAAACGAATTTCTTTCTGTTCTGAATTGCTCTAATAAAACCATTAGCATGATAAGTAATAGCTTTTAGAATATCAGATTTCATGTCAGGATTTCCCTTACACAACTCATCCCTATATTCAATCTTCTTTCTAAAGCCTTCTTTACCTAACATACTCATTGCTAAACCGTAGTCATAGTTAAAGAATTCAAAGTGTTCTGTAAATTGTTTGTTATAGTCCTGATATATCCCTATATCATCTACATCAATCAATACAAGATACTCTTTGTAAGTTGCTACCCAACCATTCAATTGAGCCTCTTGAAGGGTTACAGTGTCCACGATGGGACAGTATTTAGCAATTAATTTATGGCGTTCGTCTAATCGCTCAAAAGTGGCAGTTAATCCTAAGATAAGTTTATATTTCACAGTCTGGAAAACATTGAATAACAAGTTTGCTCCAGCTGTATGTATCTCGTCAATTATTAAGAAGTCACATTGTCCTCCATTTTTCGCAGCAGTATTGATAATAACTACTTCTACATTTAATTGTAGAGAATAGTTCTCAATATGCTTTTCCCATTGCTTCTTTAATAACTCGGTTGGTACCACTATCCAGATTCTCATCTGTGGGTACCTCTTTAATAATTTGTTAATAATTATTAATGCACAACGACTCTTTCCAAAGCCCGTGCAACACTCTAAAGTGCCCTTACCTTTCGAATTAAACCACTTTTTAATACATTCTGCCTGTCTTTCATCTCGAGAGATAGGCTCGAATAGATCACGCATCTATGGAACGGGTAACATCCCAGCCCTTAGACTCAGCGACCTTTTTAATTTCCTCTTCCTTATCCAACCATTGCTGTGCTTGTTTTGCACACTGGTCTTGGAATCGATACAATACTTTGTTAGATAGTAGTCTTAATTGATCGCTAGTTAGATTAGCATACTTATCTCTCTTAAGACGACACATAGAGCGGAACTCAGCATAAGTAAGTCCTGTATCACTAACCTTAAGAACTATAGAAGGATTCAAACGAAGTTCCTTACTAACAATCTCAAGACGGTTCATGGCTTTACCTGTCACAGGGTCTTTACGATATAAATCCTTTTGCATCTCCTGGTTAGTAAACCACAAGCCCATCTTAACAATGAAACTTAGAGTCAAATGAGAATTATCGAATTGACCAAGCGAATCTAAGCAAGCATCCATAACAAGACTAATTGGAACTCTCTCAAACTCTATTGGGAGACCATTCATAACGTCACTAATAGGATGAACCTTAATAGTTTCGTTATTGAGGATACCGTTACTATTGTGAATAATATTACGTAAATCCTCTAAACAATTAGCAGCTGTATAATGCTTCTCAGAACGAAGCCATCTTGTAAGAAGTTCTGCACGACATCTTTGGATTTGGTCATCAACAATCTTCTGTAAGGTTACACGACCAGGATACTTAGAGTCGGTATTGTAAAGCATCTGCTCACAATGCTCATAATATCTTTGAAGTTCCTCGAAAGAAGCATCAATAAGACGTTTCTCCTCTTGAACTCCATTTACTTTGGGTCCTTTCCATACATAAGTAGTGATGTCGTTTGCCTTTTCAGCTAACTTCTCCTTTAACTTTTCGCCTAAAATATTCATAAATTTCCTTTTTCTATACCATATAATTCATCTTTAAGTTATTTAATCTAATATGATCTCCTTTTCAATTCTCATTTTCTCATGTTTAAACTTGAGAAATATTAACATTGTATAATTGTAGAAATGGAGATCTTTTCCATCAAACCATTTATCTTCTCCCTCAATAACTTCCCTAACAGTAACATAACCGATATCACCTTCACTAAAAGTATCATTGTTCCAATTAGGAAGTTTGATACATGCAATATATTTAATATCTGGATCATTCATAGGTTCCAGATTCTCAAATATATACCATACATATCCCATACCCTCATTATAAGTGCCTATTAATTGCACATGATAGGTACGGTCTGTCATACTTCAAAGGTGTTATTATCCTCGAACATAGTGCAACCATATGCTGCAAAGTCTCCCATGAATATTTCCATATTCGGCAGACAAGGAAACTTTACACAACGTTTACAACTACGTTCTGGATGTTTATAACGGAAGCCGTCTTTATCCTTAAAGTTTACAATAACAGGCATATCGCTAATACACTTAGTCCACCAATTACGTAATTCTTGAAGTTAGACCACTTCTTCGCCTTCTTCAGTTTGTCCTCTTGTTGTTTAACTACTTTTTCATAATCGGAGATTTGTTCTCTTCTTACGGAATCAGTATGTACCCAAATACTGTCAATTTTCTCAAGATTAACGACTTGGGATTTAAGGAGAACATTCTCCTTCGATAATTTGCTATGCTCTGCAAATATCAAATTAGTTGTCCTCAGTTGTTCGCTGCTTATCTTTATACTGTCGGATGTAGTTTGAGAAATAGATAAGATTGGCACTATCAGTATTAGACAGAATAGCAGATACCTCTTTATCATACTGTTTTTCAGCGTCTTTTATTTTCCATTTGATAACTTCATT